ATTGACGATGACTGTAGAAGCTGAAGCTTCTGGAAACCAACCTCGCGCCATCGTGAAATACTCAGGATTGTCGGATCCTAATTTCAACAGTCTCTCAAAACCTTCCCAAGTCTGCAAACCAGGAAATACGATTTTCTTTTGTTCAACGTTCTCGCAGCGCGCTCCATCGAGGCGGACTACATTCCAACCTTTGGACGACGTCCACGTCTCATTAACGTCGATGTCGATTGAAGACCATCCACTCTTTGGCTCAGCGAGTATGCCAAACTTACTATTACGATCTTTCGGATTTGTGGCTGCGAATACTTTGACTCGGCTGTCTTGCGATTCTTCAGTCAGCAAAATGTTGTTGACGTCTTCCCAAACTCCTTCAGGTATTTCCTCAGCTTCGTCTAGGATTAACGAGATGCGGCTCAACTTGCCAAACTGCGGGTGTTCTTCAGGTCGTGGCACTGGGTGAAAACCACGCAAGCGACCTTTGCCGTCGTCACCTTGAGGAATTGACGTCAGATGGATTCCTTGCTTATCGTCATTGTTGACTCGGATAGAATCAGACTTCAGCACGAGGTTCGGTATTGGCACGATCGTGTTCTGCAAAAGATTCTTTAAGTGCGCGAATACGTTTGTGACTGCATGTTGTCGCGTTACAGAAAGAACTTTTATACAGGTCCATTCCGGATCGCGCATGTAATCTAGGCCAAAAAATACAGCGCCAGAATAAGACTTCGATAGCGATCCTCCTCCTTGGATTAGATTCTTTGCATGCGCTCGTAGTCCTTCCCAAACTAGTTGCGTACAGTGCGGCTCTGGCGTGAAAAGATCTGGTCCCCACGATACGATGGCGGCGGCTTTGTATTGGTCAAGAGAAAGCAACCGCTGAATGAACCGCCAAATGAGGAACTCGCAATCTTTCGTCGTTAGCGTTACAGATTCGCCGATTTTCGTTTTGACGCAGTTCCTCAATAAATACTCAGCCGGACCAAACAAGTCGTTTGTTTCTTTATGGACTTCTCTGAGTGCGTACGCATGCTTTAAGTATTCGGACTCGGAAATTGTAGAAGGCGGTTCTACGTGTTCTAGCTTTTGCTTCTTACGCACGCCCGACTTGTGGTAGGACATTTTTGCGCCTTTTTTGACCATGGTCAGATAAAACTTTTACTGAACTCCAAGACTTTTTCAGAAACCTCTATTTGAACAGAATCCTTAAACTCTCCCATCAATCGCGAATCAATTTCGAGGGCTTGCAATTTAGACGGCAACTTCACTGTCGTCGTTCCATCCGAATTAAGCTTGAACTCTTGGACTACGGCATCAGCTCCGTCAACGAGTCCAGCTTTGGCTCTAACGATATCCGCTAAGAAAGCTCGTTTCTCATCGAATGAGAGAAATCTTTTCTGCAAAGCCCTATCGGCGAGTTTGGATTTCAGTTCCTCGATATAGGTTTGAGACGCTGGCTTGTCTAAAACGGTCCTCCCCAGCCTGGCTAGCGAAGTCGGCACAGGAACTTGACCGCGAGTGGTGAGGTAGAACCTGCGGTAGGCCTTTTCGTATGCGCGATAGATAGGCATGCCATCAATGACGTGGAGCTCTAGGAACTCACGTTCTTGTGGTGTTAGTCGCAGTGCCGCTTCGCTAGCCATGCTGAAGTTGTTAGCCCGAGCAATGCTAATATGACACTGAAAATCTCTAAGTCGTAGATCTCAAGAAACCGTATTTTCCAATCAATGGCGCATCTGCTTTTTGTAGCGTCCACTTACGGTTCGGCCACGTTTGCTTGGTAAGCTCTAGCAATTGACGCTTTCTTTCTGTCCGGTCACGACTACGCTCTTTGGCAGGGATCGCCGCGTTCATCCATAAAACAGGCCCGAGTTCATGCAATTTAGGCCCTCTATGCATTCGTACAGCTCCGCATACAAACTTATAGTTTCCATAAAGAACCGCCATGAAAGCCGCCGATCGATTTTCACCTGCAAATTTAGGTATGGCTTCAATAAAAACATGCTCAGCCTGCGCGCACCACTCAATTAGCAAATCTACTAAGCATTGCTCATCTTCAGGCATGTTTTGACAGTCCACGATATTGAACTCAGATCCGTCCGTTTCAATTAACGCCAAACTACCGTGCTTTCCAGGGTCAATTCCAATGATGCGCATCCATTCTTCTTCACATGGCTTGAATCTATCGGACATATCTTTTACCTATGCTGCACTATCCTGCACTATCCTGCACTACTATTCTGCACTATTTATTTTATTCTTTTTCAATACATTATTTATTTTAGTGCAGCTTGTGCAGCTTCTTTTTTCATTTTCCCGTGGGGGACCTAGCTATTCTTTTCTTATGGATTTTGGAGGAGAATAAGCCGTTCCCTTAGGGAAGCCGGGAAAAATCCTGCACAAGCTGCACTATATAGCTTAAGCTATACGTAATCAACAACCTATCGAGTGCAGGAACTCAATTTTCAATCCTGCACTAAGCTGCACTTCCTGCACTAATGCCAAACTTAGCCCGAGCTTCTTTGCACAAGGTCGACCCAGGCACAAATTTCCGGCAAGCATCTGGCCTATCAGCATAAATCGAACACGACACGCATTGGCCAACCTCACCTCGCAATGCTACACACCTTCCGGCATCAGATGTTTTCAAAAGCGGATAATCCTGCCGTTGCATTTCAATTGGAATTTTAACCGCGTCGGCTCTGTCTTTTCTTAAGACGGGCCAACTCCATTTGAATGAACAACACGCCCCGCACTTTGTGCAGTCGTATTCTTCTCCAATAGACTTAATCCCAAGAGTAAGCATTTTTTTCTACGTAGTATTTTGTTGTGTTAAATTAGCTGGCAGCTTGTTTCAATGCGTCTCGTATGCGCCAACCTTTCCACTTTTTGCCCATCCCAAAAAACTATAGCGAAGTGCTATTGCCTGACGGTACGCTCCCGCTTGAGTACATCGATCCAGCATGGCAATTGCTCGTATGCTGCAGAATGAACCCTCCTGAGTATGCTTTCACGACGGGCAAGTATTTGCATAGAAATTGGGAATCCTCGTTCATTTACCATTTTCAAAGTTGTAACACGCCGATAGGCGCTGTGAAAGTCCTTTGTCCAAATATGAAGAATCTTGCCGTTAAAATCCTCGCGTATGAGGAGGCGGCAAAGCTTGGAGAAAACCAATCGAGCAAGTCCTCCAAGAAAACAAGCGCTCGTAAAACCACACACAAATGAGTAGTCCCACACCGGCGAATATCGCCAAACCGAAACGCATATCACCTGCAGACAAAGCCAAGACGGAGATCGCCAAGAAAGTTGCGAGCTCAACCAAAAGCGTCTTGAAGCCAGATTACAACTTCCGCTTGCGCAGTCTAAGCCGTGCGGTAGTTGACTCTGTTAAAGAGGAAGACAAAAAAAATCTACGCAAAGACCTCAAAGAAGTTTTTGAGTACGCGGCTCTTCGCCGCAAAGCTCTTCTCGCTATGTCAGAAGCAGACTGGGAAAAACTTTTGGAGAATTGGTTCGACAACGGAAAATGAAATCTAAGAAGGAGCGCTTGAAAGAAATTTCCCGACTTAGGGAAATGCTGAAGCACGGAAAATGGACTGTCAAAGAGATTGCCCAAATCCGTGGCCGTATCGGCGGGCTTTCAGGCGCCGACCATCCAGCTAAACGCGAAGCCGGACTCAAAGGCTCTGCAATACGCTGGAAAAACCACAAGCCCAAAACTAAAACCAAAAAGTCTAAGTGAAGACAGCGCTCAAGTGGCGGAATGGCAGACGCAAGGGACTTAAAATCCCTTTTCGCAAACAGCGGAGTGCGGGTTCGAGTCCCGCCTTGAGTAAGCTTTCAAAATTCCCTTCGTGGTTATGCATCGAGTGCGCTTCCAAATTCGGTAGCGAAACTCCATCTGATATTGAATGGCTTTACGGCAAATGCTGTATCTGCCAATCTAACAAATCAGTCGCATCACCACGGGATTTCAAACTATCCTAACCTAAAATAAGCCCATGCAAAAACCTCAATCAGTATTCGACGAATTAGAAACACTCGCGCTTTGTGCTCGAGAACAAGGTTATCCTAACGCCGCTGTAACCCGCGACGAAGATGGATATTACATCATCGAAATTTCAGGCAAATCCAGATTCTTTCCTGATTACGAATCCGCACTCAAATACGCGGCCAATTTATGATCGACTTATCTGACCCAGAATCGGTATGCCGCTCCATCGATTACTTCATCGAGTTCTTGTTCAAGATCGGCCCAGTCTTACTTCTTGGAATGTTTGCTCTATGGGTTTTCAAGAAATAGTCAGCGTCCAAAAGACTCCATGCCCGCATGGCAAAGTCTATTGGTGCGAAAAATGCAACGTTATCGTAACTCCAACCACTATGTCCGGACCCACAAAATACATTTCAAACATTGAGATCGACGTCGATAAGGCTTGGGAAAATTTCCAAGAAACCTGCTTAGAAGGCGTCGACAACGACTTCGCCCTGAAGCTGTGCCGCATCGCATTCATATCAGGCATGATGAATATCAGCCATGTCAATGCTGGATTTGCTTTGTCGATGGCAGAATACTTGCGATTCGTCATTAAACAAGGAATCAAAGAGGAAGACGATGAAAACTAAACCTATGCCTTCAAAACAAAGTAAACTTGTAAGCCACGCAACAGACTATTTCGGCGATCGCCCGCTGTTAGCGCCTGAAATTTATATGCGATTGCTCAGTCCTAAAGACTATGCGAAACCCAGAACACAAAAACTCGTCGACTTTATCAAGAAGATTTTGGGAATATCCTAAAAAATTCTCGGCTTATGCCGCCGTCGCTGTAATCGTAGCCATTTATCTATTCGCGGCATTTATGACGTGGACAGAAAGGAACTCAGCAAATTTCAAAGAATGCCCACTCTGCGGTCAAGATACAACTTATGCGAATTGAACTCCGCCAATATCAAAAAACTGCAGCATCTGATTTAGCCGATATTTTACTGCAAAAGAAATTTGCGCTTGATGGATCAGATACTGGTATTGGAAAAACTTTCACGGCTATCGGCACGTGCTTGCGATTTGACAACCCAGTTGCTGTGATATGCAAAGCTCGTACGCTCACGAAGTGGAAAGAAGCGCTAGCGCAATTTGGTATTGAGCCCGTTTTCTTGCTGAGCTGGGAAAAAGCCCGCAATGGCAAGAATGGATTCTTCCTCCCGCTTAATTCTAAAGGCCATGTCTCAGGTTTCAACTTACAACTTAAAGAGCCTACGGTCGTCATCATCGATGAAATACACTGCGGCGGAGCGCTTAAGAGTTTGAATGCAGAACTTGTCATTGCATGCAAGCGATGCCCGAATGCGTTCACTCTTGGGCTTAGCGCAACTGTCGCAGACTCGCCTTTAAAGATGCGGGCTATTGGATTTTGTTGTGACTTGCATTCATTGGGCAATGACTTCTGGAACTGGTGCCGCCGCAATGGTTGTGGCAAGTCTCCTTTCGGCGGCTTATATTTCCGGCAAAAAGATCGCGAGCGCGTGCTCAAAGGCCTTCACCAATACTTGTTCGGCAAAGATTCTAGTTGGGGAATTCGCCTACGCAAAAAAGAATTGATGGAAGAAGGCAGTTTTCCTGAATCTGAGGTTTACGTAGAACTTTGGGATCCGCCAAAATCTTTACCTGTTTGGGCTCAGACGGCTATAGCTGAGATAGACCAGCGTGAAGAAGCTGACATGGAGAAGTATGATGGCAATCCGCACGGTGGAATTTTGCACATGCGAAACCGCCAGCGCGCTGAGATCCAGAAACTGCCATCTCTCATTGATGAAATTGAAGACAGGTTGGTTGAAGGCGAATCAGTCATCATATTCGTCCAGTTTACCAGGACCATCCACGTCTTGTCAAAACAACTCGAACATGTTCCTCATGCCATTATTTCTGGCGCTACGGCCAATACCCGCGTGGGTAAAGATGGCATTGACTATTTCCAGCGCAATCAAATCAAACTTATCATTTGCCAAGTTGATGCTGCAGCTGAAGGAATTGATTTACACGACACTCATGGAGATTGCCCGCGCCATGTTATCGTCTTCCCGACTTACAAAGCGATCACGCTGATTCAAGCTTTAGGCCGAGCTGTGCGCGCCAACGCAAAAAGCCCGGTAGTCCAGCGCATCGTCTATTCATCGGAAGGCATTGAAGAAAAGATAGCCAGGACCGTTGAGAAGAAACTTGAGAATCTATCGATGTTGTCAGATGGAGAACTTAATGCCGGAGGAATGCTATGAAAACGGCTTTCGCTGGAATCTTGAATAACCCGGCGAGTAGCCTCAATAGTCATTCTGCGGGTTGGAACCGGCTCGTACGTTCACTCGTTGACCCGGAAGCCGTCTTCGTCAGCGAAGACTGCGATTGGTCTAAGTTTGATCGAATCATTATTAACCATGGACCAAATTTCAAACCCGGGGCTTTTAACATCATTGGCGGCATCGGCGAAGCAGTACTCTTGCGCTTAGAAAAACTTGCCACCGCTTTTGAGACTGCCGAAGTTTATCAAATGGACGGCTTCAATCTTGCTGACTTCCTGCAAAAGCGATTGCCTGGAAAATACGACTTCGACGGCGAGATTCCATTCATGCCTCTACCATCAAGAGACAAACTCGTCCTTGGCGATAGTCATTCAATATCTGTCTGGCCGGGATCTGATCACGCTATCGAGCGTCGAGACGGGCAAACGTTGTGGGGCTTCATGAAAAATCCTAAAGCGGCTGACTTTTTATACCTCGGAAATATCGACGTGCGTTTTCATTTTTGTCGTCAGCCAGATCCATTGAAAGCGTTGCAATCTATGCACGCCCTCGTTGATCGATACTTACAATTTGCAGCGAGTTGTAAGGCAAAGGTCAGTTGCCTGCTTCCTGTAGAATCTGAATCCAGAAAAATCCCAGGCACAGGACTTTACAAAGGCCAGCCTTTTTATGGCTCACAAGCGGACCGCGCATTTCTCGTCAATGAATTCAACTCAAGACTTATGGAGTCTGGGCTAGATGTCCATTGCTGGCCTAAAGCCTGGTATGAGAATATCGAGCAATACGAAAACGAAATCATGGAGCCACGCCAATCTGTCCATATCCGCCCAAAATACTATGCAAATCAAATCCGAAATTCTTGAAGCTTTAGACGACTATCATAACAAAAGCTTGCGGATGCAACGCTACTTTCTTGACAAACAAACACGAGGACTTTCGCTTGAAGAGATTGAAGCTGAAGTCAACGACGACCTGATATTCCGTGTCCCAATTTATGACATGCTTGACCGGCGATACGCAGCTTTCTGTTCTTTTCTTGAGGCTTTAGATAAAGGAGAAGACGACCCAAAAGGGCATGGCATTCGATTCAAGGACCACCAGGTCGCGCGTAGAATCGACAAGCTCATGCTTTATTACCTATTCCGACTATGCGGTTCTGGGATCAATTACGTGCCATCAACCCATGGATTCGGCAATTTTTGGATTGTGAAAAGTATTTTGAGTGGCCGATACCGCTATGAAGAGTGGCTTCAAGATTTGCCTGACTCAAAATTCAGCGACAACAAAGGTTATCTTCTTCCGCAGTTTTCTATCGGACTGAAGACGTATATTCTCGAGCATGCCTACGGCCTCGTGAAGTTCATTGAATCTGAGATCGTCGATTCATTACAAGACATAAAGGAAATTGTGGACAAAGGCAATCTTTACCTCAAAGAAAATGGATTCAAGCGGCAAACGTTCGTGCTTTCAGCTTTCGCTGCCGACATTGCCGAATACTATCCAAACTACGTTAACCCCCATAGCATGATTTATGCCGGTACAAATGCTCAAAAGTGCATCAAAGCTATCTTCGGCCGTTGCAATCCGGATGAGGCAATTTCATTTCTAGCTGATCGGTACAATTCTGTGCCGTATTCTATCGAAGACTCTAGGCTATGCGATCCTGTACGTTATTTCTTGGAATACCAGTCAAAGGACCATATTCGAGCTAATGGCGGCAAGACTTACAAAAACAACTCAACTCTGAAAAAACTGTGGACTCAACAAGAATACCAAAATTTTCAGCAACAACTTCAGAAGTAAACCAAGACGCTATCTACACTCGCGACCAGTATCTCGAGATGGTAGGCGACTTCAAAAGTTCTTTTCCGGCACCAGTCATCGAGACTCATGAAGGGCGCTACGTTGTGCGCGAAGATCTGATTGATGTAGGCACTAAAGCCAGAGCCGGGGAATTTCTTATTGCCACATGCCCTAGCGATACGATTGTCTATGTCCAGCCTCGTTGCGGCTTTGCAGGAATTTCGTTGACCAAACTCTGCAAAATGTATGGCAAGAAACTCGTCTTGTTCATGCCTTCATCGAAAGAAATTTCCAACCACCAAGCTTGGTGCATAGAACATGGCTGCGAATACCATTTCCACCGGATCGCTGCGATGCCTAATTTAAACCTAATCGCTTCTAAATGGGCTAAAGAGAATAACGCTTTTTTCGTGCCTCTTGGGTTGCGGCATAAACTCGTCACGGCTATGCTTGTCAAAGTTGCCTATGAGCTATGCGAACCAGATTGTTTTTGGACAGCTTTTTCTACTGGCGTTCTCAACCGTGCATTGCAAATCGCTTGGCCGCATGCCGAAGCTAATGGAGTGGCTGTAGCTCGCAATATCCATGACGGCGAAAAAGGCCGTGCTAAAATCGTTGGGCATTACCGGTCTTTTTCTCAAGATAGTTTAATGTCGCCGCCATTTCCATCTGCATCCAACTATGACGCCAAGGTTTGGGAATTCACCGAACCCGGCGACTTGTTTTGGAATGTAGCTGGAGAAGTCAAAAGCAAGCTTAATCCTGAAACAATCAATTCTTACCGAGACTGGAAATGAGTACAAACCACCATTGCTTAAATGCGTCTGTTCCGCAACACCTCTACGGATACGTAAGCCGTCTATTCTTGACGGGCTATGACCCGGATGAAGAGCTCAACTACGAACCGTGCGTCATCTTTGGAGTAACATCGATTCCTTCGCGCGCGCTGCACTTTTCAATTTTATGCGAAAGCGGTGCACAATGGGCCCGCGTTCCTTTGCACATGCTTCGGTGGGAAATTCCAGTTCTTGATAAAGCCCCTGAGCACCCGCTCGTTGAACTTCAAATGTGGGACTCGCACGGCTGGGATTTTTCAGTTTGTCGCTACGAGTACTTGCGTGAATTAGGTTGCCACTACCGCAAGCGCGACGGCTCATTGTTGCCAGCTTCGTACTGGTTCACGCTCGACCATACCGACAATGGCTATAGCCAATACCCGCCAGAGCACAAATGCTACCATTTGCTTCTAATAGAAGATGGCTCAGGCCAAATTGCGGCACAGCCGAACAACCGTATTATCTGGCGCGATGACAGTTTTGTCAAGCCAGGCCATGTTCTAGACTACAAGGTCGTGACGAGCGAAACTTACCACGCTGAGATCGGCCGAAACCCGCAAGACACAGCTTTCACCGCTGAGTAAATTGTTTCAAATATGTGTGTACTTAGCAGCTTGCCATTGTAGAACAGAATCCGTCATGAGCACACAAACCACCACCCACCCAATACCCACAGGCATCCTAGACTGCGACGACCGCCCGATTTCAGTCGGGGACGAAATCGTTGTTGTCAGTTCAATGGGCTTTTACCGCAGGACCAGATTCGTTGTCCTTGAAAACCACAAAGCCCAGCCAATCAGCGAAGCCATCTGCTGGCAAACGCCAGAACACGAGGAAAAACCTCTAAACTCTGAACCCGTGCAAATAGTCCGCAAGATGATGGGAGGCCCTCGCCCAGTCTGGACAATTTACGGAATCGGGATTCAGAAAGTGCGGAAACTGTCTAACTAGGCTCCCCATGAACCTTTTTCTCCCAAGACTTCCAATTGACGACTATGCCATGGTCCTCGCATTTGCAGCTTCAATGCGCAGCGAAGACCCAAGCCGCAAAGTTGGAGCAGTCGCCCTTGACTGGGAAAACCGGGTTATCGCCACAAGCTACAACGGTTTGCCGAAAGGGTTCCAAGCACCAGATTCCTTTTGGCATGACCACGACCAACGTCGTAAATTTGTGGTGCATGCTGAAGCGAATCTTTGCTCATTAACTAAACGCGGCCAGATATTGACGGTCGCAGTTACCACGATTCCTTGCGCGGCTTGCGCAATTAACCTAGTCGCCCACGGCATTAAAAAAGTCGTCTACGGTGAAGAGTATCCGCGTGACATCGTCGGCAAGGAAATTCTAGAACATTACCACATTGAACTAGTCCACGTTCCCATCAAAGAAGTCATCAACCACATCAACAACCACTATGAGTTCACCGAACCACAGCGAGCGTAAGCACTCGCGAATATCCCCATCAGGACTTAAGTCCTTGCAGGTTTGCCCTGGCTATCAGTCAGATGGCGAAGAAGGAGCCGCATCGAAACGAGGAACGGGTTTGCATGAAATTATGGAACTAGGGAAGATTCCAGAAAACTGCACTCTACCCCCTGAAGACATAGACGTTGCTACACAAGTTTTGGAGTTGCTTAAAGAGATCGACGGGCAAAGCGAATACGAACCTTTGAAGGAACTTCAAGTGCGCTATGGTGAGTTAGGTTTGAAGGATTTTGAACAAGGTCACATCGACCGAGTTTTAGTCTTAGAGACCGATTCAAAAGGCGAGCCCGTAAAACTTGAACTCGTCGACTTTAAATTCGGCCAATGGGAAGTAGACGCACTGCCAGAAAATATCCAGTTCCGAGCTTACGCTCTTGGGCTTTTTCTACAATTCCCGTCAGTACACACAGTTCGCTTGAGACTGGTTCAACCTGCGCTAAACATTAACGCTACGCATGTTTTAACGCGCGCAAAAGATTTTGACATGATAGTGACTCAGGTCAAGTCTATCGTCAAGCGTAAGCATCACTACGATGAAAGCAATGATGCCAGCATGCTCAAAGCTGAGTCGCAATGCAGCTTTTGCGCAGCTCAAGCTACGTGCAAGAAATGGCAGGAACACATGGTCCGCGTTGCCAACGAAAGCAATCTCTTAGAAACGCAAGTAGTACCGATTGAAAAAGTCGAAGATCCTTATACAGCTGAGCCGAGCGAAGTCGTTAGAATTTTCCGCTGGATAAAGCCCATGGAAGATTACTTAAAGAAAGTCAAGCGTCTGGCCTTAGCGTGTTACGATGCCGGGAGATTCTCTGATGAATTTACGCTAATTGAAAAATCAGGAGACGCTGCAGTTGTCGATCCCATACTGACTCGCGATCTTCTGGAAAAGCACTATGGCGTAGACCCTACTGAATATCTGGCCGCTTGCGAAATTTCCTTAACGAAGATTCGCGAGCTAGTCGGAGCAAAAGCCGCGCAAGGGCAAAAAGGTAAAAAACAGGAAGAAGCGATTAAACTTCTTTCGGATAACGGAATCATTCAATATGGTCCAGAGATTCGCTACGTCCAACTTTCTCGCAAACGCAAATGAGTCTAAGCGATTTTCAAAAAATTCTTGTGGATGAGGGCCTACGTCCATCGTGTCCTGTAGACCATGAGACAACCATTGCACAGATGAAGTTGACTGACCTAGATGTCGTGCAGCTTATCTTTGCGACTAGAGAATTTAGCCCGGATTTCGACGTGGAATTCGGGTCAGCCGGCAATATGTCGGTTGGCCAATGGCTAAAACTGGCCGAAAGCCAGGAAACCAACAAACAAAACTAAATAACAAACATACATACTATGGCAGTCGTACCATTAAAATTGTCGCTGAAAAAGAAACCAGTCGACGCAGCTCCAACACAAGCAGAAGTCGTAGAAGAGCCCGTAGCTCCAAAAAGGCTTATTAAAAAAGTCGAAGACGAGCAGATGGACTTATTCGAAGATGCTCCTGCAAAATCTGCAGCAAAACCCGCTCCAGAAACTGTTGAAGAAGAAATGCCCAAGCCAAAAAAACTGGCAGTTGCAGAAAAAACACCGGCTCCTCAAGTAGAGGAAGCTGAAGAAGAACTTGAAATCATTAGCACCGACCCAAGTGATCGGGCCCTTACGAGTTTTTCTCCTATGGCCATGGGCACAATCGACGGTGCAATTAGCGAGCGCGATCTTTTGCGTCCGCGGATCATGATGGTTCAAGCCAATTCTTCAGATCTTGAAGAACGTGGTTATACCGTTGGTCAAATCGTCCTGAATGGACAGGTTTTGATTTGGGACAAAGGATTCGATCCGCTGAACATGGTTCTTATGACCGGCCGGAAGAAATTTATCCAGAAACTTTCCGACGAGGAGTACAAAGAAGGCGTCATTCCGATGATCTTCGAAACTCCAAAAGACGCGGAAGCTGCTGGATTCACTACCGAATGGGAAAACAACGAGCCGCCTACGGTTGACCCCGCGCTGTTCTGCTTGTTTCTCCTGCAGCAACCTGACTACATCGAGCCCGACCCGATCTTTAACATGGAGTTCGACGGCAAAGCTTACACGCTCGCGGAGATGCGCTTTTCCGGCGTCAATTTCCGTAGCTCAAGTGCTGGCCGTTGGCTCATGACGCAAACTCGGACGTCGCTTGCTCCCGATAGTAGGCACTTCTCGATCGGCATGACGTGCTCCCGCGAAAAACAAAAATCCGGAAACATAGTCACTGTCGCGTCATTCCGTAATCAGGGACGACATAAGAATCCGCGCTTCATTGAGTGGGTTCTTTCCCTCGCATAATTTGGGCGCTGGTTCCTTGGGTGGGCTTTGGAACTAGCGGCTCATGACACCCGAGCTGGCAGACCTCGGTCAAAAGCTGTCTGCCTTTTCCCTATGGATCCGACCACTACAGTTTACCGCTTTCAAATACCAGATTTCCCAGGCCAGGAATGTTGCGTCACAGGTTTTCATTTTTCTTTTTTCGCAAACTTGACAGATGCAGCTACGTTGCCAAAATTGCCATGGACCACAATTTTTGTTGGACCGCCAGAAGAAGCAGGCGAGCCTATGGCATGGCGAATGAATGCGTCTGATGATTCTACTTTCGTAGAACTCGAAACGATCTCTGACGCAGGAATGTCTACAATGCTTGATGAAGCTCGGAAAGCGTGGCAAAATTTAATGACTACCGTTTTTAGGAGCGCGCACTACATGTCTCTAATTGGTGCGCACCGCGAAGTCATAAATCGAGTTCAGGAACCTGTTCGACGCCGATTGATTAAAGTCTACACTCTACAAGACGATTTTTTGGCGAAGATGTATGCCGTAGGATCAGCGGATATCGCCCGCATTGCTGGAGTTATATCTAGAAAAGACAACGAGACAAAGGGCGATAACTTTATTGGAGCTATAAAGCTCGAGAATTTTTTATGGGGGTTGAATGAAACCCAACTAGAAGATTGGCAGCAACAGCGGTACGATAGAGCGGTTGCGGGCGACTATTCTTTGTTCATCAGCAAATATGCCCCACAATGAAAAAGCCATTCGTCGCAATTGACTTCGAAACCTCATTTTTTCCTAAGCGTAAAATCGGCCTTAAATCGATGGGCGTGGATGAATACCTATGGCATCCGGAAGTTGAGATTTATTTAGTCGCGGTTTATTCAGACATCCTAGAAGAGCCTTATACCGGCCATCCGTATGATATGGACTGGGGCGCAATCAAAGATCTTGATT